GAAGAAAAAGAAGGCTACGAGGCTTACAAGAAATACGTTCAAGAAGTAAATGCTTCTCAGCAAGAAAGTCAAAAAAAATCTGAGTATTTTCAGAAAAAAACGGAGGAGGTTTTCAGCAAGGAGTTCAAAGGTTTTGAGTTCAACGTTGGTGATAAATCAATTACGTTTGCTCCTGGGGATGCAAATGAATTAAAATCAGCTCAATCTAATTTAGATGGATTTATTTCAAAATACATTGGAGAGGATGGTTTAATTAAAGACGCTGCTGGATGGCATAGATCTCTTTCTGCCGCTATGAACCCAGAGAAGATGGCTAAATTTTTCTATGAACAAGGAAAGTCAGACGCTTTAAAAGGTACAGATATGAAGATGAAGAATATTGATATGCAGACGAGACAATCACCTCAGTCTTATACCAATAATGATTTTCAAATCAAAGCAATTAGTTCAGAGAGTACTTCAGGACTTAAAATTAGAAGTATAAAAAACAATTAAAAACTAAAAACAACTAAAAATGGCTGGTACATTACAATCGGTTCCAGGGTTTGCCCTACAACCAAGTACAGAGAAAAAAACTCTATCATCAAATTACATCACAAACTTCGATTTCTTAAATCAGTACTTACCTGATACATACGAAAAAGAATTTGAAAGATATGGTAACAGAACAATTGCGTCTTTCTTAAGAGCGGTTGGTGCTGAGATGCCATCTAACTCTGACCTTATCAAATGGGCAGAACAAGGACGTTTACATACTAAGTACATCAACTGTACAACTACTGCTATTCAAACTGCTGATACAGCTACGTTCACAGTTAACGATACATTAGTACCAGGAACTACTACTACAAGTAGTGGACAAATTGCTTTTAGAAAAGGTCAAACAGTATTTATTTCTGACAACACCTCTAACATTTCTAACAAAGCAATTATTACTAACGTAAGTTACCCTGCCGCTACATTCGACGTTGCTTTCTATGAAGGTTCAGGTTTTGGAGTTGCTGGTTCTGGTAAAACATTTACAGCTTTCGTTTACGGTTCTGAGTTCAAAAAAGGAACTGAAGGAATGGAAGAATCAGTTGAGCCATCAGATTTCATCTTCGAGAACTCTCCAATCATCATCAAAGATAAGTATGCAGTTTCAGGTTCTGAAATGGCACAAATCGGATGGGTTGAGGTTACAACAGAAAATGGAGCTACTGGTTACTTATGGTACATCAAAGCTGAGCACGAAACTCGTTTACGTTTCGAAGACTACTTAGAAATGTCTATGATTGAAGCTGTTCCAGCTGAGGCTAACTCAGGTGCTATTGCTGCTGGAAGTTATGTTGGTAACAAAGGTTCTGAAGGTTTATTCTACGTTGTAGGACAAAGAGGTAACGTTTATGCTGGTGGTAACCCAACTACTTTAGCAGATTTCGATTCAATTATCCAAAGATTAGACAAGCAAGGTTCTATTCAAGAGAACGCATTATTTGTTAACCGTCAGTTCTCTTTCGATATCGACGATATGTTAGCTGCACAAAACTCTTACGGAGCAGGTGGTACTTCATACGGTTTATTCGACAACGATAAGGATATGGCATTAAACTTAGGATTTACAGGATTCAGAAGAGGTTACGACTTCTACAAAACTGACTGGAAATACTTAAACGATGCTACTACTCGTGGTGGTATTACAGGTGGTGCTGTAAACGGAGTTTTAGTTCCAGCTGGTTCTACAACTGTTTACGACCAAGTATTAGGTAAAAACGCTAAGAGACCATTCTTACACGTAAGATACCGTGCTTCTGAAACTGAAGACAGACGTTACAAAACGTGGATCACTGGATCTGCTGGAGGAGCTTCTACTTCAAGCTTAGATGCAATGGAGGTTCATTTCTTATCAGAAAGAGCTTTATGTACTTTAGGCGCTAACAACTTCGTGTTGTTCGAAAACTAGGATTAAATAAAAGACTTGGGGTGGCAAATCGTCACCCTAAGTTATTTTTTAAATTAAAAATAAATTAAATCAGATCAAATGAAAAACTCAGTAAAAGTTTTAGAAGACAAAATATATGTCTTAAAAAGAAAGTTCAAACCTTTGAGCTACATGTTACCATCTAAAAACACAAACAGATCAAATCTGTTTTATTTTGATGAAACAAAACAAACAAACAGAGCGTTAAGATACGCTAAAAATCAAAAAAGTCCTTTTGAAGACATGCAAGATGGTAATCTAATTTTAGAGCCTATTGTATTTGTTGATGGAGCATTAAGCGTTCCAAGAAACAATCCTGTTCTGCAAGAGTTCTTAAGTTACCATCCTGGTAATGGTACAATATTTGAGGAAGTAAACACTGAAAAGGATGCTTCTACTGAAATTGAAAAACTAAACTACGAGTTAGATGCTCAGTTATCTGCAAGGGATTTAACTATTGAAAAGTTAGAGACTGTTGCTCGTGTTTTATTAGGTTCAAAAATTGACAAAATGTCTACAGCTGAACTTAAGAGAGATGTTTTAATTTACGCTAAGAGAAGTCCTCAAGATTTCTTAGAGGTCTTAAATGATCCAATGCTAGAATTACAAAATACTGCTGCTAAATTTTTAGATCAAAACTTGTTAACTCTTAGAAATAACAACAAGGACATCTACTATAATTTACCTCAGAATAAGAAAAAATTATTGACAGTTCCTTTCGGTGAGGATCCATTATTTATTTTAACATCATTCCTACAGTCAGATGAGGGTATTGAAGTGTTAAGATTGCTGGAGAACAAGCTGTAAGTTTTTATAGATTATTACAAATAAGCACTCTATTTTAGGGTGCTTTTTTTTATTATCTTTGCAAAAAAAATGGAAAAATTTTTAAGAATACCTGTAACAAACGAACAAACTCAATTAGTTTCTGCTACTGGAATTGTATTGATTGAGCAGCAGTCAGCAACAACTGTTCAGATTTATTATAAGTCAACTACAGCAACTGATGTAGTTGTAATTACACACGCTTCAAGAGGATCTGAAGACGAGTCTATGCGTGATGCGATTCAAAACGCAGTAATTGCTTCGCTAGAAGAAGGTTGGACTAAAGTTGCTTACGATGTAACAAACTTACCTTTTGCTGTTTCAGGAATTACTATTTTATAATACACACTCTATTTTTAAGGGTATTTTTTTTATTATCTTTGCAAAATATTATTAACGTTAAAAAATATAAAAATGGAAAAATTTTTAAGAATCCCTGTAACAAACGAGCAAACTCAAATTGTTTCTGCTACAGGTATCGTTTTGATTGAACAAGAATCAACAACTGCTGTTCATATTCATTACAAAGCAAGTACAGGAACTGATGTTGTAACTATCACTCACGCAACAGCTCCTTCTGGAAATGAAACTATGCGTGATGCAATTGAAGACGCTGTTATTGCTTCATTAGAAGAAGGTTGGACTAAGGTTGCTTATGATGTAGTAGGACTACCATTTGCAGTATCTGGGATCACGATTGCATAACACAAAACACATTATCAAAATAAGCACTCTATTTTAGGGTGCTTTTTTTTTAGTATCTTTGTAAAAACTTTTTAAATATGATTAATTCAGTAAGAGCTACTGTAATGTCTGCCGCTAATAAGAATAACTTTGGTTACATTACACCAGAGGATTTTAATTTATTTGCAAAGCAGGCTCAGCTTTCTATTTTCGAGGACTACTTTTACCAGTATAATTTATGGATAATAAAGCAGAACGCTAGACAATCTGGTTCAGGGCTTTCTGATATTGTAAGAAACATTGAAAATGTAATAGATGGTTTGTCTGTTGTTAACGCATTAACACCTGTGCTTACAACTTCTAACTTTGCAATTCCTACAGACTGCTACTACATTAATAGTTTAAGATATGCAAATAAAGAGATTGATAAGGTTACTGCTGATAAGATTTTATATCTTAACTCATCAAACCTTACTGCACCTAGTGCACTATATCCTGCCTATGTTTTAAATGGTACATTAGCTACTGTTTATCCAACAACTATAACGTCTGGTGTATCTCTTCAGTATATAAGATACCCAAGAGACCCTAAGTGGACATACACAAACATAGTAGGAGGTGAGCCCTTGTTTGATCAGTCAGCTAATGACTACCAAGACTTTGAGCTTCCTTTAACTGATGAACCTTTATTGGTTTCTAAGATACTAGAGTTTGCTGGATTATCTATTAGAGAGATGGAGGTTAATACATTTGGTAATAACGAAGAATTAAAGAATCAACAAGTACAAGGATAAGATATGGCGTATTTAAACGGATACCAATACTACGAAAATTCTGATGTAGCACCTCAGGACCAAAACTGGGGAAGCTACCAGTACACATCATTAGGAGATATTGTCAATAATTTTATGTTGATGTATGTCGGTAATGACAAACTTATAAATAACGTAAGTAAATATAACGTTTTATTTCATGCAAAAAGAGGTATTCAGGAGTTGAACTACGACGCAATGAAGGAGATTAAAGTCCTTGAGATGAGCGTAGGTGAAGACTTGAGATTTATTTTACCTCCAGACTACGTGAACTACGCTAGGATTTCTATTTACAAAGACGGTGTACTAAGACCTTTATCTGAGAATATACAGGTGATGTCTAGTAACAGTTATCTTCAAGATAATGGCGGCAACGTCTTGTTTGATCATAATGGAGACATACTTGAGGGTACGTCTATATTAGATTATGACAGGATTACCAAGAAAAACAAAACAATTTATCTAGGTGGAGGTCCTTTTTACGGTAAGTATGGATGGTCTATTGATGGTAACTGGGTTTTTGATTACAAGGTTGGTGCTAGATTTGGATTGAATACAGAAACTGCAAACGCTAACCCTACATATAATATTGACAAGGCTAACGGTGTTATAAATTTTAGCTCAGACATGGCTGATGAACTATGCGTTTTAGAGTACATATCTGATGGTATGGAAGGAGGAGATGATTCTAAAGTGAGTGTGAACAAGTTGTTTGAGGACTACGTATACGCGTATATTAAATACGCTCTTTTAAATAACAAGACAGGAGTTAATGAGTACGTGGTAAATAGAGCTAAGAAAGACAAAACAGCTCTTTTAAGAAACGCAAAAATAAGAATTAGTAATATGCACCCAGGAAGGTTATTAATGAACCTAAGAGGTCAAAACAAGTGGATAAAGTAGATGGCAGGTTCAAATACAAACGAAGTCGTAACATTTATCGGTGGTAAAATGAACAAGTCTATTGATGAGAGACTTTTACCAGATGGGGAATATATTGATGCATTAAACATAAGAATAGGCTCGACTGAATTAAGTAGTATGGGCGCTATCGAAAATGCTTTAGGTAACTCAAAACTAACCTTTATCCCTGGTCTTACAGGAAACGCAGAATGCATAGGTGCTCTTGAGGATGGCGCAAATGAAACGATATACTGGTTCATTGCTGATCCAGGTGCTACTGATATGATTGTATCTTATAACGTTGGAACACAAGTTATTAAGTACCACGTAAAGTCCGTTAGTGTTTTAAACTTTGATAAGAAGTATAGAATAAACGGGATTAACTTAATTGATGATTTATTATTTTGGACGGATAACTTAAATCCTCCTAGAAAAATAAACGTAAAAAGAGCCTACCCAGAACCTAATCCTACTGATCAAATAACAGAAGAGGATATTAATGTAATTGTAGCTCCTCCAATGGAAGCTCCAGTTATTGAGTTGTTAAATGTAGCTGGAGAGGAGAACTATATAATAGATAAGTTCATTTCTTTTTCTTATAGATATAAATATTTAGACGGAGAATATAGTGCGTTATCTAAATTTACAGACATAGCGTTTGAGCCAGGATCTTTTAGTTTTGACTACAACACATACATCAATGCTGGAATGCAGAACATATTCAATACGGTTAAGGTTTCTTTTGATACTGGTGATGATAATGTTATTGGAGTTGATGTTTGCTTTAAGTATTCAAATTCTAACGTTGTAAATGTAATAGAGAAGTACAGAAAGGAAGAGCAGGGATGGGCTAATAATACCGTTCAGAATGTTTTATTTAACAACAAGAAGATATACACGGTTCTGCCAGAGAGCGAACTATTAAGATTATATGATAACGTACCGTTGGTGGCTAAAGCCCAAACAACAATGGGTAATAGAATTTTTTACGGTAACTATGTTGACGGGTACGATGTTGATGTGAATATAGATTACGACGTAAAAGGATTAAACGAAACCATAGGTTCTGATCAATTATCAGTAGCCGAAACAGATGGTGTTAACTACACAATAGACCCGTTATCTATAAACTCTGTAACTGATTCAAAAATAGAAATAGATTTAACTAATATTGAATTAAAGGCAGGGCTTACATTGGTTATTGATTTTAACTTAGTTCATAGTGAATTTTCTGGAGATGTAGCCCTTTATAATACAACAGTAGACGGTCCTTTAAATATATTTCAAGAGATATTCTATTACACATTCCCTAGGGATTATGATAGTGTTTATGATTTAGGTACAGACCAGGAATTCATAGATGCTTTATACACGCACAATACTGTTAATTTATGCGATAGTGGTTTATCTTTAACAGATGCATTTAACTGCGCTCTTGTTACAAAACAAGTAGCTGGTGGTATTCCAGCATGGAGTAAAAACGGCAGCGGTATATCTAGTAATGATGGAGGATTTGAGATATCAGTTACTACATTACCTCCTTATCAAAACATATTAGGCATACAGGTTCCAGCTATGGAGTTTTCTGTTGAATATCCAGCTACAGTAATGAACTACGTTTACGAGTACTTTGAAAACGTTTCAACTGAGGCATATATATCAACACCTGGTAGTAAAAAAAGCTTACATAGTAATAGAGATTATGAGCTAGCTATAGTATACATGGATGATTATGGTAGGAGAAGCACCGCTTTAACATGCACGAATAATACTGTATTTTTTGATTCATCTACCTCTGACACCAGAAATTACTTACAGGTAAACGTAAATAATCTAGCTCCTTCTTGGGCTAGTAAGTACGAGTTTGTATTAAAGCCTTCTAAGGCAGGATACGATATAGTGTACTCTAACTTATTCTTTGTTGATGAAGAAGGTTTTACGTGGTTTAGATTAGAGGGAGACAATAGAAGTAAGGCAATAGAGGATAGAAACTTAATAGTAAAAAGAGATTCCTCTGGAGCATTAAACACCTTAGTAAAAACAAAGGTATTAGCAATAGAAGCTAAGCCTAGTGGATTTATAAGTGGAGGTGTTATAGAGCCAGCTGGAACATATATGAAGCTTAAGGCTTCAAACTTTCAAGCTGTATTTTCACAAAACTCATACATAACTAGAGAAATTATAAGCGACGGAGATTCTTATCCAATTGCTGATATTTCTTTTTACCAGGCAAACCCTAGTTACGATTCAGGATCTCCTATAGCTCCAGGTAATGAACCTTACATGCCTATACCTATCCCAGCTGGAACTGTTATTACTACGTTAATAAAGTTCTGGAGAGATGCATTTGGACTTCAATCAAGAAGATGTGGATCAAGGGTTTATTATTACCAGAGGGAGTATGTTGCTAATCAAGATTATGACAGTTTTTATGATTTTGTTCAAGGACAAAACATAGACTTTACTACTGGTCAATCTTCTGGAGGTGATGATACCACAAATCAAAATATTCAATACCCTGGTATAACTGATTATGTTCCTGCTGATAGTATAGCTATTATAGACGGTGTTAACCAGTATCAGTTTGCAGAGGGTTACGTTGACGACAATCCATCAAATCCTAAAGACGGAAGGCTTTACCTTGTTTTAAGAGGAGGTACACCTAAGTGTAGCGGTAAAAACTCCAATCTAAATGGTTACTTCACTATACTTCAAGCGAACTCTACCTTTATATTCGAAACAGAGCCTTTAGATGCTGACGGTGAGATATTTTACGAGAACGATCAGGTATTTGATATTGTAAACGGATTACATCAAGGAAATGTTTCTAACCAAACATCTGCTTTTGATTGGGCTACCTCTGACTTAGACTTCTTTAACTGCTTCTCTTTTGGTAATGGATGCGAGAGTTATAAGATAGGAGACTCCTTAGCTGGCGCTCCATTTTATATAGGCAGCAGGGTTACAGCTGTTTCTCAGGAAGACTACAGGTCAGCTCATAGGTACGCTTCAATAACGTACAGTGGTATATATAATCAAGACACAAACATAAATAAATTAAACGAGTACAACTTAGCCTTAGCTAACTATAAGGATTTAGAAAAAGTATTTGGCAGTATAGAGATATTATACGGAAGAAAAACAGACCTTCTTGTACTTCAAGAGGATAAAATTTCTTACGTGTTGCAAGGAAAAAACTTATTATCTGACGCAGCTGGAGGTGGAGCAATAGCTTCTATTCCTGAGGTTCTAGGTACTCAAATATCAAGGATTGAGGAGAATGGAATAAGTAATAATCCAGATAGTTTTTGTGTTTATGGCCCAGAGGTTTTCTTTACAGACGTTAAGAGATCTGCTGTATTAAACTTAAGAGGAGGTTCTTACAACTCTGATCAATTGGTAGCTATATCTGATTCAGGTATGAAGCACTGGTTTAGAGATGAATTTAAAAACTCATTAAATAATTTAAAAATAGGAGGATACGATCCTTACATGAGTGAATATGTATTATCATTGAAGGATGAATTATTACCAGTTCCTGATGATGAAGTTCCTTGTGGCAGCGTTGTTTCAAAATACAACAGCAGTGAGGAAAGCGTTTACTATGTGAACCTAGGTAAAACAATGGGTCAAGTAACATTTAATGTAGAGGTTGCAAGCGGTGATTTAGATTTACTTGTTGAGTATGATGGTGTAACTATTTTTGATAGAAATATAGACGAAGATTCTGAGGTTGTGTTTAATAAAACATCATTTGAACCAGAGTTAGTAAAAATAACTGTAACACCTAACAATGCTACATTTACAATATCTTCTCCGTGTCCAGAGCTTGAGCCTTTAACTGTTGTTAAGGTTGTTCTTAATTCACCTTCTTCTGAAGGACTTACAACTCACGCTAATTATAGATGGGCACTTGGAACAGATATAAGTGCTTACGATATTAACTTTATTAAGTTAAATTCTACAGGAGTTTCTCTTTATGAGTTAGTAAGTGGATTTACTTCAGAAGGTACAACACCAGCAATAGGTAGTGATATAGCTTTAGTTTCTGTAAAAGAATCTGGAGATACTTACACGTTTGATCCTTCAAACTCATTTAAGTATTTGGTTTCAAACACTCTTTATAGTGCTCCTTCATTAATACCTTTACTAAACAACGCAACACCTATAACTAATCCTTTACCAGGGACTTATCAGGCAATTGTAAACGATTTCGCTTATACTGGGCAGTATTTGTACTTGGTATGGGATTTAAGAGTATCCAATAGAACCTCTCTTTGTTATAGCGACGTGGATGAATACGACACGTGCTGTAATTGCACAGAGCCTTTAGATTACTATATTAATTCTAGTACTTTTTCAGGAGCTACATCTGTGTTCACTAATTCTAACTTGACAACACTTGCTGATGATGGTTGGTACCAATTAGGAGGAACATACAGACAGCAACTTTCTGGAGTGCTATTAGACCCTATATCGTGCCCAGACTGTGAGGCTTGTGTTACTTGGTCTGGAGGTACATTTAAAGGAGCTGGAGACTTTGACGCTACGTTTAGTTATTTAGATTGCGATAACCTACGTCAAGACGTGGTTGTTCCAATGCCTGCTAATCCAACACCTGGAGAAACAATGTCTTACGAAGTAAACCTAGGAGATGGGGTTTGTGTTATCCCAGGAAGTATTGAGTTAATGATACCTTCTGTAATTCCTGCTTTAACATTTGAGTACGGAGAAGAATGCAGCGTGCCTCCTGTTGATTGCTTAGAGTATACTGCTAGCGCTGATGGATTCCCAGGTACAGTGTATTACACAGATTGTTCTGGAAATGTTGAAGAGATTTTTGTAGATACAACACTTACATTCTGCGCTGTATCAGGAACTGTAACATCTGGAGGACCAATAATAAGTATAAACGGAGATTGTATATAACATGGAAAAAACATTAACATATAGTAATTTTACACAGGGGTGGACTTCGTTCTACTCCTTTATTCCTGAGAAAATTTTAGGAATGAATAGCTACCTCTATACTTTTAAAGGAGGCAATCTGTATCAACATAATGCAAACACCGCTAGAAATACATTCTATGAAGACGTGTACCCTTTAGAAAATCCTTATCCTTCTACTGTTACGTCTGCTTTTAATGACAGCACTCTTGATGTTAAAAACTACAAGACATTATGCTTAAACGGTAACAGTGCTTGGGATGCTGTTATAAATACAAACATAACAAGCGGCTTTATAGATCAGTCATGGTTTAATAATAAGGAAGGGTTATTTTATTCATTTATAAGAAGAAACGGTAACGACTTAACTATAAACATGAGGTCAGCTCAGGGTATAGGATCTGTATTGAATGTAAATTCTGCTGTTCCTTCTGCGGTTGTTCTAACGTTTGGTTTCCCTGTTGGAAGTATAATGAGCGTAGGAGATTTGATGTACAAGAATAACACTGGGTCTCCTTTGTTATTAGGTAAGATAACCTCTGTTTCTGGAACAGACATAACTATAGATACTACAATTCCTTCTGGATCAATACCTAGTAATGGTAACTTCTTGCTATTTATAAAGAACTCTATAGCTGAGTCTTATCCTCAATTAGGGTACTACATGCAGTTTAAACTAACTGTGAGAAAACCAACAAGGGTAGAGCTTTTCTCTGTTCAGTCGGATCTATTTAAAAGTTATCCATAATTTTTAGTATCTTTGTAAAATGAAAAGTTACAAAGTATTAAACAAGGTAGACTTCTATGAAACCATTAAAAGATGGTGGATGGACTGGAATTTCCCAGTTTTAAATATAGATTCACTACCAGAAAATATACTTGTTGTTTATCATAACGAAGAGCAAGCTTGTGCTATACCTATTTACATGTCAGACTCTAATGTTTGTTGGATAGGATTCATAACAAGCAACAAGAATGCATCAAAAAAAACAAGAGAAGGCTCTATTACTTTTGGATTAGAGGTTATATCAATACTTTTAAAGGATACAAAATACAAGAATATACTAACAGTAACTGGTAATCAATTTATAGATAAATCTTTAAATGAATCTGGTTTTAAGTTAACCAATAAAAATATTAAGGAATACATAAAAAATATATAGTATGGGAGCAGAAGCAGCATTAATATCTGGAGGAGCGGAAAGCGTAAAATCACTAGCTGGAACACCTTTTAAAGCAGCTGGTGGAGTAATGAACTTGATAGAAGCTGGAAAACAAGCTGACGCTCAAAGATCGGCAGAAAGAGCAGCTGAACAAGCTGTAGCCGAAGCTAAGAGGTTACAAGAAACTAATTTCTTAGGAGCGGTTCAGGTTCCTATGGAGGCTTATAATCAAGCATTAAACCAATCAACAGCAAATCAAATGCAGGCTTTAAGTGCTTTACAAGAAGCTGGACCAAGAGAATTAGCTGGCGGTGTGGGTCGAGTAAACGCTGTAGCTAATGAACAGGTAAATGATATTAACAATCAAGTAGCAAATAGTCTTTATAATTTAAGCGTAGCTCAAGCTAATGAACAAGGACAAACTAATGATGCTTTGTCTAGATTGAATTTAGGACAAGCAGAAGGAGCTCAAAAGGCTGCTATGGCCGCTCAATTAGCTAAGATACAACTACAACAAGGCGCTTTAAATAATTTTGGAAGTGCTTATACTGGAGCTGTAGACGCTCTTACACCAGTATATAAACAAGGGCAGCAAGGAGACTCAACAACTCAAAAAAACTCTCAGGCAGCCGTAACAAGTACACAAACACAACAAGTACCTCAGGTTTCTGATATGCAAGGTTTTTTACAACAACAGACAATGTCTCCTCAACCTTTAACTCAAGGAGCTATGAATAAAACAACTAATGAGCAAGAGATGCAGAATATAATGAAGATGCTTATGAGTAATCCTGAGCTTTTAAATTCTATTAGATAATGGCAGAGTACTACGGATTTAAAGATGCAAGTGAAGTAAAGGCTAATCCAACATTGGATTGGGCTACAGTTGCGAATACAGTAGCTACTGACTTAGATAAGATAAAGGCTGATAGACAGAAGCTTAGAGCTGATGACAGAAAGCTAACTGAGGATAATTTAGAGATACTTGGTAAGGCTGAATTAGGAGCTGACCAAACCATAAACAAGGAGCTTACTAACGCTATATTTGAAAGTAAAAGACTTCAGGGCGAGTATTACAAGCAATTGACTAGTGGTAAAATGTCTAGACAGGACTACGCTTCTAAAACACAGGCGTTAAAAAATAACTGGGGAACACTTAATAGCGTTGTAAAAAACAGAGCTGCAAACGATAAGGTTTTGATTGACGCTATACAAAGTAACAAGAAGGATGCCTTAACAGAATTTGCAGCAAAAAAAATAGGAACACTACAAAATTTAGATAATAAAAAAATATATATAGACCCTGCAACAGCGTCTATTGCTGTGGGTGATTATGATGAAAACGGGAAGATAATTGAGTCGTCTCTTATGTCTCCTTATGCTATAAACACAGCACAAATAAATGACGCAGATAGACTAAATGTCCCAGACGAGGTTAGTAAATTCTCTGGAGCTAAGGTAGCTAAATTTATTACTGATAATGGTATTACATCATTACAGGATGCTACTAGAACAGGTTCTTATAATGAAATCAAAAAAGCGACTCAGGATTATATTTTATCAAGCGACAGAAGAATAGCTGATGTTCTTGTTAATTCTACTGGTAAGGGATACTTTTTAACTGATGACCCAGAGGAGGCGAAGAAAAACCCTTTAGCTGTTCTAACAAAAGGTACAGGAGGTAGTTTTGAAATAATTTTAGATCCAGAGAGAGACTCTAGTAAAATAGAGGACGCTAAATTTATTGTTGGTAAGGCTTTAGATAACCAGATGCCTTTCGAGCAAGAAACTACATTACCTACTCCTAGAGCTCCTAGAGCAGCATCAGGAAGTGGAGACAAGCCAGAGCCTACTCCAACAGTAACTCAGGTAAATCCTATTAGAGTCGGTAACAAACAAGGAGCTGTAGCTATTATTAACGACCCAGTTGGTATAAAAACAAACTCAGGTTTTGTAGAGAAGGTTGTAAATGCTGGTATTGATGAAGACGGAAGACACTTTGTTAAAGTTGTTAGGTATAATTCAAAAGAAAACGTAGGAGCAGAAGGAGGTTCTACTAGTTTTTCATCTAGTCAAACAACACCTAAAACATTTATTTACTACGGTGAACAGATAACCCCTAGGTTGGCAGGTGATAAAAAAGATAAAAGAGTATACAGTACAACTAATTACGCTAACTTTAGAGATAGAGCAGGATTTGGTTCTGACGAAGAGCTAAGAATGTATCTTGAAGAAAGTAGAGGTGTAAAGTTACCTGTATATGGGTCTACTGCTGCGCCTGCTGCGCCTGCTAGTAAAAAAGCCAAAGGTAAAACTGGTAAAACAATATTTATACCAAAATAATAAAATTTAATAATGGAAGAAGAATACATCTTAAACGGTAAAATATATAAAGCGTCTGACCTTAATTCTTACGCTAAAAAAAGCGGCTTATCTTTGAATGATTACATTAAAGAATCTGGAGCAAAATTAAGTCAGGCTAGTCAAAAAAACTACTCCCTTGGAGGTAAAAATTACGACAAAAAAACGCTTGAATCTTACGCTAAAAAAAGTGGCTTGTCTTTTGATGAATACTTAAAAGAAGCTGGCGTAAAAAAAAAAGGGTCTACAGATGGTACTCAAGCAAATCAAGCTTCGGGTTCGAAGTCTGTTCAGCAACCTGTAAAACCTTCATCGGGTACAGAAAAACAGGTACAAGCTCAGCCTTCGGCTTCTTCAGGTGGAGGTAAAATGCGATCTATTAACGACTTATCTGAAGAGGAGTTAAAAAATTGGGGAAGCATATTACAGAAATCTCCAGAGGAGAAAATAATAGAGGAAAGAGCGTCTAACTTTAAAGAAGGGTTACAAAAAGGAAAAGAAAAAGGAGCTGTTTTAAAAAGCGCGAACAAGAAAGCTTTAAAAACTGAAAGCTTATTTCAAGAATCATACAAGCAAGAGCCTGTTCCAGAGTCTATAAGTCCATTTTTAAATCCAAAAACACAAATAGGTTTAGATGGAAAAGAACTTGTTCCGCAAAAAAGCTTACTTGAAACAATAGGTATTCCTTCTAAAGAAAAAGTAGAACAGGAATATAAGGATTTAGACCTAGATAACCCTACTCCATACTTATCTGCATCTACCTATAACAGACAACCTGTAGATGGTATCGTTATAAATAAAGATAGCTTTGTAGATAGTTTATTCGGAGATGAAAAACTACAGTCTATGGGTATAGACCCAGCTGATTTTGATGGTTACCTTAACTTATCTGGATTCAAGGACGAATACAATAGAAGAAATAAAAGAGGTGACTTTGATACGTCAGGCGACGAAGGAATAGGTCCTGAAAGAGCTCTTGCTAGAGATGTATATAAAAACAGATTACTATCAAACTACATATCTACTGTTAATGAAAGAGCTGTTTTAAAAAGCAAGCTGCAATCTGTAAAAGGTAGTTACGAAGGTAAAAAAATACCTGTTAACAAAAACGCTAGGGTATTTGATAATCAATTAATATCATCGTATATAGATGAAAATCTACCAGCTCTTTCTACTAAACTAAAAGAGCAAGATAAGCTAAATAAAGAAAAATATGAAGAGCTAGTAAAAGATAATTCAGGACTTAATTCATTTGGGATAGGCACTAAAAACTTGTTTAAGTCAGGTTATAATTCTTTTGTAGACTCAATGCAGGGTACATTTACAACTCTTTTTGACGAGCTAGGTGGAGATCAAGCTGCTGATGAGTTGAGGTATTTAAACGAGCAAAGACAGCTAGAAAGACCTACACAAAGACAGGTAGCTTATGCGGATGGTAAGGTAGTTAATTTAAACGGTAAAAAGTACCTTGTAGATGAAAAGGGAACTATATATGACAAGGATAATGAATTAATAGTAAATGATTTAATAGACCCATCTTCTGCCGATAAAATACTAGAAGATGCTAAAAAATCAAAAGAAGAAGATTGGTTTTTTAGTCCGCAAGGCACAGCTGTTCAGGCAGGTTCTGTTGTTGGGGATATGGTTTGGCAAGTTGCTTGGCAGGCCACTGTTGGTAGATTTACAAAAGGCTCTAACCTATTAACTAAAGGGCTTACTAAATTATCTATACCAAAGGCTACTGCTGATGCAATTATAGCTCAGTCATCACTTGGATATACACAGGCTTACGAACAAACTCTTAAAGAAGCTAAAGAAGCTGGATTAACAGAAAAGGAATCTGAACAAATAGCTGGAGATGCAGCTCAAAGAACAGCAGCGTGGTATGGTGTTACATCTATTATATCTCCACAAACAAAGGCTGTAGAATCTTTATTTGGTTCAGCAGAAAAAAGTTTAATTAAAAAAGCAGTAAACGCATATAAAACAAACGGTAAGCAAGGCTTTATATCTACTCTTAATCAAGGGTTTAAGGAATTACCTAAAAAAGTAGTTGCTTTTGGTGAAGAAGGAGGTAAGGAATTTGCTCAAGAAAATATACAACAAGTTGGGGATGCTTCTTGGATAAACGCACAAAAAAATATAGAGGCAGGCAAGGAAATATCTGACGAAACAATGTCTTATAGCGACTTTATAAATACGTCTATATTATCTTTTTTATCTGGAGGAACTACTGCTAATTTAAAAATGCCTTCTTTTTCTGGTAATAAAAAATCACAGATAAGAAATTTATACCAGTTATCTCAAAACATGGACGTTTTAGATGCGAATCTAAACGAAATGGTAAATAACAAGGTAATTACTAAAGAAGATGCTGACAATGTAAAAAAAGACGCTATAGCTGTTTCTAGAGGAGTAACAAGAATACCTAAGGATACGGACCCTGATATTCAGCTTGACGTAATGCGAAAGCTTAGTGATATTCAGGATTTAGAGGATAGTAAAAAAACTTTAGATAAATCATTTCACCCTCAGATTGACGATCAAATACAAGAAAAAAGAAATGAGGTAGAAAATGTTTACAAGGAATCTTTAAAAACAAAGAAAAAAGAAGAGGTAGAAAATATTCAAGAAAATTCATTACCTTTGTTTGAGCAATTACAGGCTACCGAAACAACAAAACAAAAGAACAGGTTGCTTAAAAACAATCCAACTGTAGCGTTTGTTAGTCAAAATTTAGATACAATAATAGACTCTGTAGAAGGAGCACAACGAGTTGAATGTTAAAAATAAAATTATGTTAAAACCAGAGATTTTAGACAAGGAAGTAGTAGATATATTAACGTCAAGACTTCAGAACGAGTACAATCACCATTACTTTTACCAAGCTGCAAGCAACTGGTGTAGAGGTATTGGGTTTAATAAGGCTGCTGATTACTTTTTAGCTGAAAGTAATGAAGAGCTTGAGCATGCAAGAGGTATTGAGAAGTATCTTATTGACTGGAATGTTACTCCGTCTCTTCCTACAATCAAAACACCTGTATTAGAATTTAAAAATTTAGCTGAAACAATTGAGCTTTCTTATAAGAATGAGTATGAGTTATATGAGCTGTACGAGGAGTCGTCTGTTGATGTTTTAAAGATGGGTGAGATGTGTACATTTGACTTCTTGCAAGCATACAGAAAAAATCAAAACGATGCTGTTGCTGCCTATAGCGATATGCTTAATATCCTTGAAGGGACTAACGCAGACAGTAAGTTTGAGATGTTATTAATAGAAAAGAAATTATTCTAATAATGGCTGGTCCTTGTGTTTTATATAATGGTAAGAAATATACCACAGAAGAGTTCGCTGCGTTTATACACGATGGTGAACTTTCTAATTTAATATCAAATAATAAATTAGATCCTAAAAAATTAACAGGTGAAATCCCTGACGTGTTTAACGTTGCGGTTTTGGAGCCTGTAAATCAGATGAGTGTGATAACTCCTGAGAAGTCTTCAAACTTCGCTAATCTTACTCAGGACGAAGAAGGTAACGCTGTGTTCTTCCACGTTGGTGATTCTGGATACGAAACAATAAAGCCGTCAAGCGGACAAAGCACTAGAACATCTAGGGATGAGGCTGCCGCTATTGGTAAGGTTGGAGGCGTTGCTATGTACTATACTAGACCAGAGGATGGAGAGACAATGGTTAAAGGGCCAGGCAAGTACGCTGTAAAGGTTCCTATTGACAAGGTTTACGATTTCAATACTGACGAGAATAATTATTTAGAGGAAGCAGAAAAAAGACACGAGGCAGAGAATCCTGGTAAGGCTTTTGACGCTAACTCTCAACTAGCGTATATCACAAAGATAGCTGGAGAGAATGGTTATGACATGGTTGTTGCTGATTGGGGAGGAAAAACAAGAGCTCAAACAACTAAAGAATTAACACCAACTGATACTCAAGTTTCTAACGGAGCTCGGGTTACAAAAACATTTGACGAGAAGTACGTTCCTAATACTGAAAAAGGATTTGTATCTGTAGTGCCAGAATCTAAGGATTCTAAGTTTCAAAAGATATACGACAAGATATACAAGTACAGAAACTCTCAGCAGAATTATGATGCGTTGTATAAATTAAGCACATCTAGTTTAAGTAGAGAGGAAATAACTAATCTTGTAAACGAGTCTGACTTACCTCAAGATTTAAAGGATGAGTATAACAAGGTAGATAAGCAAAGGCAAGGTAAGAGAAGATCCTACATGAAGACCAAAGAGGTTACTGTTGAAGGAGCTCCAGAGGGTAATTACCTAAACATAGGTATGGAGATTGGGAAGGATGGAGAGATGCTTACTGTTGAAGAAATTAAGGAAGCCTTACCAGATGATGTTGAAATATCAGAGGAGCTTGTTAAGGATGTTGAGAGTAACTTTGACGGAAAAATAAGTATAGAGCCTACGACTATTTTAAAAATATCTAGACCACTTACAGATGCTGAGATGCAGAGCCTTCTTGTAGCAACAGAGCAGATGGGAATATCCCAAATGGTTGATGGTAAAGGAATTGTGCATGGTACAGAGTTGTGGGGTAAGTTTGACCCTAAGTTCTTTCATATGCCAGATAGCAGGGTGCTTTCTGATATTGTGTCTAAAGAAAAAACAATAGAGCAGGAGGTTGAGGAAATATCAAACTTATTCTCTACCGATATAAACAAAGCTGTTGAGAACGCTAAGGCTGCGTTGGCTAATTTACTTCCTAATGTGAAGTTTGTTATTCATGATAGCTACGATTCGTATACAAAGGCTGTAGGTGATGAGGATGTAGAGTCTGGAGGAACTTACATGTCAAGTACAAATACAATACACATAAACAAGCGTGCTGCTACAAAGACAACAGTGGCTCACGAGGTGTTTCATGCTGTACTTATAAATATGGTCGGTACCGATGTTAAGGCGGCTGACATAACAAAAAGAATGATTAATGCGCTTAGTAAGCAGCTTGATAATAACCCTGATTTAAAGGAGTACTTAGAAAACTTTGTTGCTTCTTACGACGATAATATTAAGAACGAAGAGAAGGCAGCAGAGTTATTCGGTTACCTTGCAGCTAACTACGATACATTACCTAAGCAATCACAGAGTCTTATCAAAAGATGGATGGATGCGCTGGCTAAGATGTTTGGATTTAAACCATTCACAGATAACGAGGTAGTTGATTTCTTTAATACTCTGTCAGAAAAGGTAGCGACTGGACAAAAGGTTACTGATTTAGATGTTAAAGCTATAAGCACAAGAACTCCTTCTGCTATAGGAAGTCCTGTAAATATAACCAGAAATTCAAAAGGCGCTGCTTTAAAATTTTCTAAAACCCCAGCTAATTTATCTTTTGTAACAGATAAAGATAAGATAGATATTAATAGTCTTATAAACGAGATTATTGATAAAAAACAAAAAGTTTGGTTCTGGATGGCAGATCAATTAGGTAGGGGTAATTATTATGATTCCGTAATTGATGGAGAACATTATTTAGATGCTGGTCCTAGTTTTGCTTTGGACCCAATAAATAAAGATAAAGGAGTTTTATGGGCTAGTGGATTAGCTGAAAAAACATTAAATTCTCAAATAGAAAAATCTGATTACATATTTTTTATAAGCGGATCTCCTGAGAAAGCTAAGTTGTTTAATAAAAGAGTTTTAGATTTAACTGCTGCTAGAATAAACAGTAAGTCTAATTTTGATGAATTTAAAAAAGCTATAAATAATTTTACTAAAGAAACAAACGATTTAAAAGATATAAGAGAAGCTTTAAATAAAGTAAATTCTTTTGAAGAACTTTCTAATAGTACAAAAAGAAAATCATTTTTAATAGCTATAGACAAAATAAGTAAAACAAAAACAAGCCCAGAAGGGTCTTTAAATAGTTTATTAAAATCTTTCAATGCTTTTGTTGATTACGATACGCTAAGAGATGGTTTTTATAAAGAAAACAATTTCTCTCAAAACGATATTATGCTTGTTGGTAAACCAACAGGTTTAGGAGGTAAAGCTATTCATTCTACTTACGAGACTGCTATTTTAGGAGAAGTAGTAGGTGTACCTGATAAGAAAATTGATTCTTGGGAAATAATGCCTAAAGAATTAAAAGATAAATATAAAAAAGTAATTGAAGGAAGAGAATCAAAAACAAAACCATTACAAGCAAAAGTAATAGCAGCAGAAACTGGTGTGGTAAGAGAATTAGATTCTTCAGTAAAAAAACAAACAAGCGTTATATCTAACAAGATAAAAGCCGCTAAGCAGGCTGGTTTCTCTGACGCTGCTATTTCACAGTACCTGCAAAATAACGGGTATACTGCTGAGCAGGCTTCTAAAGGTTTGCTAGATTACAATAAAAAAGAAATACAGAAAGCGCAGAAAGAGGACGGTATATTTTTAAAGGATGCCAACACTAAGATTAAAAACTTCCTAGGTAATATTAGAAGAAGACTAGCTTCAGCTAGAGGGTTCATGCCTAAGTCTGTATTCTTAGCGGTTGAAGATAAGGCTTCAAAGATAGAGGTTCAAGCTAAATTAGTATCTAATACATCAAGAAGATTTGACGAACTACTTTCTAAATACCAAGGTGATAAGGAAGCTTTATTGGTTGACTTTGATTTGTATATAAGAGGTGATAAGTCAAAAGTCTTGCCTTCAGAATTTAAAGCTGTTGGTGATATAATGAGAAACCAGATAGACGGGTTGTCTCAAATGCTTATAGATCTTGGAGCATTGCCTTCTGAGTCAGCTGAAAATATTAGACAGAATATAGGCTCTTACATGACTAGAGCTTATGAGGTTTTTGATAATAAAGACTGGGCTAAAAAAGTTAAGCAAGAGAATGTAGATAAGGCTAGAGATTTCTTTAGAAATGAGTTCTCTAAAGTAGCTGAAGATACAGCAAAAAAAGAAGGGCTTACTAAGGAGGACGTTCTCAACAAGATGGTAGATGAACAGATAAGTAAAATACTTGATAGAAATGTCGAGAATGCTTTTGTAAACTCAGGAAAAGAAGGTTCTAAGGATTTGTCTATACTAAAACAAAAGATGGATATACCGTTAGAGATAAGATCTTTAATGGGAGAGTACACAGATCCAATTCAAAACTATGCGAATACTGTTTACAAGATGGCTAACCTTGCTTACAATACAAAGTTTTTAAATGATCTTAAAAAGAACGGTATGGGTACCATATTCTTTGAAGAAGGAGATGTGAATAAACCTAAAGAGTTTAATACAAAGATTGCTGCTGATTCTACTAAAACATTTGATCCTCTTGGAGGACTAATGACAACTAAAGAAATAGCTGATGAGTTTAACAAAAGCTCAAAAGTAAAGTCTTTGGCAAATGCTGTAAATCAATTCAAGGGTTATGAGTACTACATGAAGGCGCTTAGATCTGTAAAATGGTTAAAGACTATTGGTTCTGTTGCTACTCATGGTAAGAATATTTTTGGTAACCTTGACTTTATGTTGTCTAATGGATACATTAACTTCAATGAATATAGAAAGTCTTTTTCTGTAATAAGAAACGACCTTTTTAACAAAGGAAAAAAAGACCTGCAAGAAAAATTACTTGAATACATTGATGCTGGTATAATAAATCAAAACGTTGGATTAAATGAGATTAAATCCATGTTTAAGGACGGTGACTTCGATAAGACTTTTGAAAGAAGAATGAACAGGCCAGGTGAGAGTAAAATCTCTAGACTTGGTAGGTATTTAAAAGCTAAAACAATAGGTGTAAAGGAAGGTCTTGAAAATGCTTATCAAGCTGAGGATGATTTCTTTAAGATTGTAGCTTACGAAACAGAGAAAAGAAAATACTCAGAAGCTTTTTACGGTAAAGATTTTAAAAGCTTAAACCAAGACGAGAAGAAGGACGTTGTTGATTATGTTAAGGAAATAGTTAAGAACACGCTTCCAAACTACTCAAGGATTCCTAACTCAGCTAAAATGCTTAAGGTTATACCTGTAGCTGGTACGTTTATATCGTTCTCTTTAGAGTCGCTTAGAACTTCATATAACACTGTAGCCCTTGCGTTTACTGAGATGAAATCAGATAACCCTAAAATAAAAGCAATAGGAGCTAAAAGGTTTTTTGCTTTAACGCTTGTTCAAGGATTAAAGTACGGATTAATGTATTACTTAGCTGCAAATGGTTTAGATGACGAGGATGATGAAGAAAGTAGAGATAAGAAGGCTAAGAGATTCGTGGCTCCATGGTCTAAAAATTCTAACATAGTTATAACAGACATGGGTGACGGTAAGTTCTCTTTTATTGACTTCAGTGCATCTGACCCTAGAGCTCAGGTTCCAAAAGCTTTGAACGCATTTAGTTCTGGAGATAATTTTGTTGATGGACTTGTAGAGTCTATAAAAGAATTTACATCCCCTTACTTAAGTGAAGATATATTATTCTCTTTAGTTACAGAAATAACGAATAACGAGGATGCTTTTGGAAGAGAAATATACAACGAGTATGATAAGCCAGTAGATAAGATTAATAAAATAATGGCTAGGACTTGGAAGACGTTTGAACCAGGGACCGTAACTAGTATAAAGAAAATATCTGAATCAGAAAACAAATTTAATGATGCTCTTGGACAATTTTTTGGATACAAGGTTATAGAGGTTGATACCCAGAAGCAGTATTATTTTAATTCTAAGAAAAACTTTGAGGAAACATTAAAAGCAAAGCAGATATATAATAAAGCTTTTAGAAAGTTTGAAAAGAAGGAGATTACAAAGGAAGAATTAAAAGAAGCTTACGATACGTCTAACGAAAGTATTAGAGGTATACTAGAAGAAAATAAAAAAGATTTTGATTCTGCTGTATACTTTGGAGCTAATCCTTTAGTTCTTTCTCAATCAGCAGATGATGCTGGTTATAGCAAGAGTGCTGTATATCAGATTGAATCTGGAGAGTTTCAAGATATTGAAGATAAAACTCCTTTAACTCAGGAAGAAGCTATGAAGAAAATAGAGGTTCTTAGGGAGAATATAAAGTCTATAGGAATAAAGAACTTAGACGAAATAAGAAGAAAAGCAAGAGAAAAAGGAGGCAATTAGCCTCCTTTGTTTTCTCTATAAAATTTTAATACCTCATCATCTGGGTCGTTAAAGTCAACCTCAAAAAGATTACCATTAATAGTAACCCAGCCTAATAAAGGTTTGGTATCATCGGTCTCTGGAAGAGCGTCTAACACCTTAAGAAGATCTTCATGCATAATCAACCTCTTCAAATTCAACCTCGTATCCTAAATGTTCTAGTACATATTTAAGTATGGTGTCAATGTCATGATAATCACCATTTGTTACATACTCACCGTTTATATGCACGCTATTACCATAGGTATAACAGCATCCATCGCCACATTTGTGGTTCCAATCTTCTGATTTAATTTTCAGTTTCATCTCTATTTTGTTTAGTATTCCAAAACATATCGCAATTATCTGCGTCTTCTTCTCTGTTAAAGATACCATAAGACTGCCTGTATTCGTTTGCAGGTGCTGTATATCTATAACACGATTCTCTTGAAGGACATTTATCGTCCTGGCATTTTGCTATATCACTCATCTACTAACTCTTTAATTGCATTGTTAATTGTTTCATGGTGAAATCCTACTTGAATTAATAGATTATTAAATATTTCGTAATACTCAAAAATATCTAAGTCATCGTTTTCGGTTTCAACTATAAATTTTTTATCGTAGGTTTTAATTTCTATTCTCATATTATTCTTTCGTCAATTAAAATATCTCTTACTACCTTTACAAGATCCTCAATACTTCCATGATTTATTATTGCGTAATCGAATTTGTGATTATCTAAAGCCGTCTCGCTTTCATGAACTCCAATCATAGACTGCAATGAATGCGTATCTGGTCTTAGTACATAAATAGTAATACCTCCTCTTTTTTTAACAGCATCAAACTCGTTTGGGAACCTCATGTCTGTAATAATCCAGTTATGTTGTTTATAATCTGCAAACAAAGCATTCACCCACACGTTAGTATGCAATCCATTTCGCATTGCTTCTGTGCCTAGTCTTTGAAGTAACGTCCTGTAAGTCATAGGTTTACTTGTCTTGTATCTACCAGACTGCTCTAAGATATTCCACTCGCTAGGCATTTCAGATTCCTTAAACTTACGATCCTCAAACTTATACGCTGGGACTCCAGTTAGAACCTGAGCAACTAGCTTTAACTTAGCTGCAAACTTTTCTATACTCCACTTTGTTTCGTAAGAGTAACCCATCTCTCTGCATTTAGAGAAACTACCCTTTGAGATAGCCTCTGGACTTGTAAGGTATTTAATAATTTCACCTACAGTATCCTTTCCAGACCCTATCTTACCTGACACACCAATTAAGCTTACAGGTCTTACAATTTCTGCGTCTACAACTTTTATATCTAGCATATGTTTCTAAGTTTTTTTTCTAGTTTTCTTTTCTCATCAACGAGGGACTCGTCATTTGAGCCCCTCTTTAGTAACCATCTAAGTCTATTTTCAACTTCTTCAAGTTCTTCCTTCATTTCTATTATCTCTGTATTCGTCATTTTTTTTAAAATATAAAGTCATGTAATGTTTTTCTATCTTTGTAGTAGTTGTAGAAACAAAAACCACTTATTCCCTTCTGAAAGTTAACCTGAACCCATGCTGAGCTAGGACTAAACGCAGGGTAGTTGCAGTAGCTAAAGCTCTGTGATGTTGAGTAGTTCATTATGTATTGGTGTGAATCACCCTTACTGAACTCAATCTTAACACCAGGCTGTAATAGATAGTGCTCCTTTATGTAGTTGTCAATCTTGTTCTCCTGTATCTTATCTAAGATTGGCTTGAATCCAAACTTCAAACTCTTGGAGTCCTTACCATGTGTCAGTATAAATACGTGGTTCTTTATTACGTAATGATCGATAAACTTCCTTTGGTTGATAACCTCTACATTGTCAAACATAACCTCCGAGAGAGCCTTAAATGCAGAATTAACGATATACCCAAAGCTTCCTGCGTGGTTATCCTCGCATACGTTGTGGCATATAATCTTTTCGTAGTAAGGAACTAGCTTACGCAGCATAGCAATCTTAAATGAAACACCCTCGTCAAACGCCTTCTGGTTATCCATGTTCTGAGGTAGCTTGTGCCCTCCTCTTGTGGTGTAACCGTCATAACCGTCCATGAAATCCCCTAGCTCATCGATAATTAACGTCGATGACTTTCTGTTTTCTATAACGTGGTCCAAAAGAATTTTTAGCCTGTTCTCTAATTCACACTCATCCCAC